ACTTGCGAGAAATCATTTGGGCCAAATCACCCCTACCACCCACTGCATCAATCTGACGCGGGGTGTCGCCAAACATCCAGGCCGCATATTTCACAATTATCTCGGACCACTCTGTTGCGCCTTCAGCCGTCGCTTGTACCATTGGGCCGAATGTGCGCTCAAGCATTTCTCTTGCACCCAAAACGGCACGACCCGAAACATCTTGCATGCCGCCGCCAGAGTTACCCAAAACCTGCCCACGCGCCAAGTCATTGTGGCCAGTTTTATCCTCTAGCTTTTTGATTTTGAACTGTAGGAGTTCCCATAGGTCAGAGCTAGTGCGCATGCTCTGCAACTGTTCAGGCTTAATACCTTGATACTCAAGAACTGAGCCAATGACATTGTTATATGTCTCCGTTAACAATGTATCTTTCATAACCAACAAACGACCGATGCCCAAAATCCGCCCATGCTGCATGATTGTGGCCTGGATAGCATTGATGCTAACCTGGTCGCCAATCCAATCACTCATTGTCGGACGCGGGTACATGCTCGGATCGGTGCTGCCGTCGGTGAAGCGAGCAAATGGGATCACCTTGCCGGGTAGCTCATCGCCCTGCTCAACCACTGTCTCACCAATCACCCGCCGCCACATGCCGTTGGGCAAGTCCTGCCCGTCGGGGGCAATGAAGATTGTGTAATCGTAAACACATTCCTTAAACTTCTTGCGCGCGCTCGGAAACGGCGGCAAGCCACGGTTGAACCCAGTGATTGACTCCAGTGGGAAATCCGTTGGATCAGCCTCAGCATCAAAGCTGTCAGCTTCCAACTTGTCATTGTTGGTTTCCAGGCGAGCGCTGAACAAATCTCTCGGTCTGCGCACGAGAAACCACTTGGCGCTATCGGCTCCATGTCCGTTGAGCGTTCTGGCTTCCGGGTCGCACAGCGTGTCATGGGCTAGCACAACACGGCAAGCCAAGTCGCCCTCCGCAACCTCCCCAACCTCATCGTTTGGCCCTAACACTTTGTCGCCACTATCGCTCAACGGCAACAACACGGCACCAGTCTCATCCTCAACTTTGTAGCCTTGGGCAACGAGGCCCTTGTAGCGTGGATCGTCTTCAGTAACCCTAATGCAGTTCTGAATGTAGCTCCCACCCTTGGGGTCAAACCACACCTGCACAAAGCACACACCGTCAGTTTGGGCGTTCCACACGGCATCACGAAACACACGCTCTGCATGTAGTTTGTGGAAGTAGTATTCTGCTACCGCCTGCTGAGCTTCAGCCTTCTCTCGGGCCTTAATAGTTGCGCTAAGTAGATCATGTCTGAAACCTGGCTTCTGCTCCGCGATAACTCCGTGGCGAAAGTCCAAAGCAGGACCAATGTGGTTGTCCACAGGACGTAGGAGAGACTTATCACTCCCCGGTTCCTTCCACGTGCGGCCGTCGCGTGACGAAATCCACTGGTTGCCGACACGGAAGTTTCGGTGTCTGCTCCAATGCAGGCGTCTGTCGCGCATAGCGCTTTCTTGCTCTGTGCGTTTGCTCTTAAACCACTGTTGCCAAACCTTCCCATCCTTCTCTTTCGGATCGGGAAAATCCTCGCCAAACTTCCGACGCAAGCGCGTTAGTGCACTGTTGGCCTTTTTGATATTTGCCACTATGCCTTCTCTCCATCTTGCGCCAACACCTGCTGATACACAACATCCCAATCGTGATGCTCCAACCACAAACGCTTGGCCCGCTCCAACACGTCTTCAGTAACCCAGGCGTCTGGCCACGAGTTTGCATATGCAACCAACTTGGCTGGCATCTCGGGTATGACTTCAGTTGCTGGCTTAGCTGCCATTGCCTCAACTGGTTTACCGTCTGTCACCGGAGGAAACACGCGCTTGTAGAACCACGTGGCAAACCAATTGCGCACGGCTGGCAACGTGACGTAGCCAATTGCGTACAGCACGGCAAGTAAGAGTATATACCCCAAGCAGTTACCTCATGTGTTGGTGTTAGGCTTCTAGCCAGTCTAATTGTGTAAATATAGTGGAGTTAGTAGGTTTTAGCAAGAGTGGTACAGTTCTTGCCCCTACCACAAGCCCAGTTGTGCAAACTCTTGTCCCCCTTGGGGTTTGGTTAGGTCTTTCATAATCTTTGCAAACACCGGGTCTGCATCCTGGGGCTTCTCGTTAGGCACCACTGGCATCAGGTTCAAACCACTTTCGGGTAGGGCCATCACTGCGTAACGCAAGCACTCGGCCGCGTGATCCTCCTGCCGTGGGGCCAAATCATCTGGCTTCTTTGGATCGCGCACCAGGTTGGGCATCGTACGCATGAGGTTAGGCGCAGCACCGTGACGCACATACAGCAGCTTACGGTCGAGCATGGAGCGCACTTTGGCCCAGCCGGATTTGTGATCGCGGTTAGCGTCTTCGAACCACACGCCTCGTTGTGCAAGCATGGTTAGCACATTCTGGTCACGGTTGGGGCCTTCGGCTTTCTTGGCGTCGGCTCCAATGACTGAAATTGCCGGGCGAATCTGTAGGCTTTGCTCTATTGCATGTACATAGTGAGCAATTGCGTCTAGCGTAAGTTCGCTGCCGTAAAGTTCGTGTAAACACTCCCACTGTCCGTTGCGATGCACGCGCCACCAATGTATGCAGAGCGGGTCTGCCCAGCCCACGTCCATTGCACGAACGACCATGCTACCAGGGGTCCACGGTAGGGCTGGACCTTCGACTGGTAGGTGCTTGAACATCTGACCAACAAAGTGATTCCAATTACCGTCAAGGTATGCCGCAGCATCTTCCTCTCCCATGAGTTTGAGGCCAGCAACGTAGGCTTCGCGGTCAGCCATTTTGGGATTGTCGCCAAGTTTTGCCGGAATGAACTGCAGGGTTGTGGTCAGGTCCAACTTCCCCATGCCTTCAACGTCAGCCTCAATCTTGCTCTCGTACTGCATATACGGCTCACGGTTGGCCACAAAGCGATCATACACCCATTGGTGGCCTACGTCGCCGGGGTTGGTTCCGCCGCGTACAATTGGCGGCATGGATTTGTCCTTGGTACGGTTACGGCTAAACATGAACAGGTATTGCTTCTCGGTAAAGCTCGTGAGTTCATCAAACGCAACTAGATCGTATTCGAATGTCTTAAACTTGAAACGATCTGCCTCGTGCTCCATATAGCCCATTTGAGTAAACCCACCAGCAGGCCAATACCAACGGGATTCGTCATTGTTCCACTTCGCGCCCGGCACAACAACAGGATACAATTGCTGTTGTCGGTCAATGAGTTCTTGCAGTTGCTTACGAGTTCTGCGGAAGATGATACTGCGGTGTTTGGGATTATGACAACGATAGAAGGGCAAGACCATAATCGCATCGGTCTTGCCTCCACCTGCGGCTCCGCCATATAGTGCCTCACGACTTGTTGTTGCTAGAAACGCAGTTTGTGGACCCTTGTTGGGTTGCCAGATTACCTGAACTTTGTGAGTTTTCATTCTTCATTGGGGGTTTCCATATCTTTGATTTTTTGCAGCCACTTATCATCAATCTTCATCTCATGCGCCTGCCCTTGGGTGGGCAGCACAATCACGTTATGCACAACCGACTCATCCTTGGCGGCTTCCTCAGCTTTTTTAATCACGAACTGCAACATGCTAACCTGCGAGGCTCTAGCCAACACCGTACCGTTGGCCACGGCCTCAATCACCTCAGTTAGCTTGCTGCGTATCTGCTTCCACGGGATGCCTTCGTCGTGCTTGGCAAGCAACTGCTCCAACTGATCCAACGGCTTCTGTGGCGGCTGGTCTTGTTCCAGCACCACCCCGCCCTGCTCCATGACAATACGTCTAACCATTGGATCGCTGCGCAATGGTGCCTCACGCATACCCGCTGCGTTGGCACACACCTCCCACTGACCCTGCACATGCGCAGGGCCATTGACGTACAACTCGGCAAACTTCAACAAAGCCTTACTCGGGCGAGCCATCTGCTTGTTCCATGTGATCCGAACCATTGACCTTCAAATCATTCGCCTGGTCGAGTATGAGTTGGGCAACGGTGAGTGCACACCCAACCGGGTCGCTCTCGTCAAACTCATGCACGTCCATAACCTCAACGGTTAGCCTCGCACCAGGAACGGCTTTGTCGCCAAATTGGTAGTCCCCAAACCCAATGTCTAGCTTCATGATTAACGGTGTCGGCTTGCTCATACGTTATCTCCAATGGTGAAGTGCTTGGGCTGCGGGCGATCTTTGTAGAATTCCCTAATCTTTGGCATGAGTGTTTCGATCTTTTTGTAGACTTTATTCAACACACCAATCCGGCTCGGTGGGCGGTCGTCCACAAGGTTGCCATTCTCTTGGCACTCAATGAGAATGTTAATACACGCCAAGGCATTTGCCAAATGTGGAGTGCCATCAACCGCATCCTCCTGCTCACCCTCCCACCAGCGGTCCATGTGCCGGTCGAGCGCGGCTTTGTAGACGCTTGCCCGCGCGCCACCAGCGCGGTAATTCCACGCGCCGTACTTCACGTTACCCAAGTAGTGTGCAATGCTGGCGTATGCTTTCACCACGCCACTGACAAAGTGCAAGGGAACCTTATCGGTTGCCACTGCATCTTTCGGGTTGGTTGGTTTCTCCGTTACTGGCTCATACGTGATAACATTCCCCGGCTCTACAGACGTAGGTAAACTCCCCACGTGTGTCGGCATGTACTTCACCACACTCAGCACGTCGCGAAACGTCTTGAGCCTCTTACCCATGTACAATTCGTTACGGTTATGCTTACGCGTCAACAACAACGCGTACCCAGCCCAATCGGTGCAATTAGCAATACTATCATCAACCAGCACACTCACGCCTTGGGTCTGGCCAACTTCGCGCTTGGTCTTGTATTCCGCCCACTTGCCGACTGGAATCGCTTGGTCACGCGGTAGCATAAACCCCTGCTCAATCAACCAGCGCGACTTACGCACCCAATGCTTGGCATCAGGACAGCTAGTGATATACACCACCTCATGCCCAGCCCGCCGCAGGTCATTCACAACCTCCAGCGCCCCCTCGCAGGGCTGCACATCGTCGTACAACTCCGGCACTAACTGTGCATATACCTCATTCTCTGTGTAACCCAAATCCTTGGCAAAGTGCCACTGGGTTATATCCTCCACTGTATGCTGCTTGCCATGCACTTTGTTCAACCGCGCAATCCAAACCGGATGCAGGTCAGCAACAACATCGTCAACGTCAATGCCAATCTTCACAACTACCTCCCCACTGGGTTAGTGCAATACACCGGCCATCTATGTGTCATTCCATGCGTGTGGTGAACCCCGCACATCCACTGCGTGGGTCTGTCAACCTTGCCCAATGCGTTCAACCCGAATTCAGTGCCCCCAATAAGAGAGCCATTAATAATGAATTCACCACTAGGAATAGTATTAGTAGCAGGGCCATGAAAATGCCCAAGGAGAAAATAATGAATTGCTGAATTTCGCGCCGCCTCAATCGCATTAATAGACGTGACATATCTATTGATCCCATAGTGAGGAATTGAATTCCACGACTTAATATCATGCCCGTGTTGCGCCAGGAACGTAAACCCCTGGATGTCAAACGCGACTGCATATGCATACGGCACCTCAATGCTTAGGTTTTCCTGCTTGGCCAGCAAGCGTTGCATAACGAGCGCAATAAGTGCATCCCAGCTTCGCGTAGGGTCTTTTTGTTGCACACGGCGTGCGTCACCCAGCCGACCGTGATTGCCTGATACACTATAGCTACGCACAACAGGAAAAGCCTCAGCATAGCGCTGTAGCTGTACAGCGGCAACACCAGCAGTATCCACCACACATTCAACAATATTACGCGTGTCGCTGTGTCGCTCCAACTCATGTATCGTGCCACTTACCAAGTCTCCTATCATTGGCACTACTGCTTCTTCGAATTGCCACCCACCGGCTTGCATCATTCCGCTTAGCTTCAACGTCTGGTCCGTGTCGGTGGCCAAGCGCTGAACAAACTCCTGCCAATTATAACTATTAAGCCCACGCATTCTCTCAGGGTCAACTTTCTCTCCAGCGTGCCAATCACTCCAGAGTTTGAGTAGGCTTTCTCTAACAACCTTATCCGTCCGTGCTCGACTTGCAACAGGGCGCAATGCTCGCAGCTTCGGCACAGTACGGTCAAGTTCCGCTTGCAGTTTCTTCCACAAACTCCGCTCATTCGCCACCTCCTGCATGAGTTCTTTTTCTTCTCGCAAGCTAGCAACCCGTGCGAGGCGTTGCATTTCTAGCTCTATCGCGTCAGGCTTTGGGGCTGCCTTAATACTCGCACGCCACCGCTGCAACGCGCTCTTAACAGTTGCCTCTGTGGTTTGCATGGCAGCAGCAATCTCCTGCCGAGTCATGTCACCATTGCTCAACCGCTCATCCCACTCCTGCAACTGCGCATCGGTCCATTTACGCATTGGGCAATCCTTGTGTTGGATCAACCTTGTACTGATTACTCAACCAATCTATTGGTAGGTCGTAGTTGTCGCGCACATACTCCTGATCGTCTATGTATTGTGTCATGTTGCGCCAACACTCACTGCACAGTGCACGCACTTTGGCTTTGCTCGTAGGCCACGGCGGGCTAACCGTTACGCTTGCACACCCCATCATGGCGCGCTTGCACAAACCGCACGAACGCCTACCACCCTTTTGGGTTGCTGCATCGTAGGCCCATTTGCGCCAGTGCTCCAACACCCCTTTGCTTTGCGCTGACTTTGGTAACTTCCTCCACGGGGGTTTGCTCCAATTACGCACTACAATACCACGAACCCTTTTGGGTCGCCGTGGTCGTGCAGGGTTAGGTCTGCCTCCGGGGGAAACCGCCCGCTGCGCTTCAGCACCCGGCGCATCATCCCCTGGCTTCCCCCCAGCGTTCGCAGCATGATTGCTCCGTCGAGTAGTGTTACCAAATCCGTATTCCCCCGGCTCCATGTGGCTATCCTTTCCATGTCGTCATCTTCGCGAAATTTTGGCGAGTGGTGAACCACTGTCCAGGTTTGGTTGTACTGTTGCGACCAACGGCGCAAATCGTTGTGCAACCCTGCCATTTGCGAATTGTCGTTTTCATTCCCAGCATGTATACGTCTCAGTGGATCAACAATCACTACGTCAAATTCCCTGTTGGCCAAAAATTCTTTCTCAAACTCATTGCGCTCCACCTGGCGTTGCAGTTGCATTCCGGCTGCACTCACACAGGTGATTGGCCAGTCGTCGCGGGGGCTCAACCCCAAGCGTCTTGCATATGCATTGACTCTTGCCATCACATCCGTTGCCTGCTCCTCAGCGTTGAGGTAGAGCACCTTCCTGAAGCCGCTGTGCCAAGCAAGCGGCTGTCCGCCTTCCCGGTGCAGCACACTACTCCCCAACGGTTCGGCCAGCATCTGCGCTAGCAACCAACCCAGGAAACGTGACTTTCCTGTCTTCTCCGGTCCCAAGACGGCAGTGATTCCCCCACGCAAAATCAACCCATCCACCAGCCACGGTATGTCTTTTGGCTTCGCGTTGGCATCCCACATTATGCGCTCGTATTTGGCATATCCCTGCACACTAGGAAACCTTGTACCAATTGCTGCCTGTTTTCATTTCACACGGGAACCACATGCCGTACATGGTGCGAGAAAGCAATTTCGCCGTGCGATAGATTGCTTCAGGCAAGTATCGCTCTGGCACTTGCATCAACACTGCGTCATGTACGTGTACCATGAGTTGCACATCCATGTCTTGGCAACGTTTGTCGTTAGCAACTGCAATAATCCCCTCAGCCAGCACCCACGCGCCAACGTCTTGCGGCACAAAACTCCAGGCTTGTTTCAAAATCTCGCGTGTGATCCCACCAGTCTTGCGATCCACCACCCTACCCGGCCAATGCCGTTCGCGCCCACTGAGTGACACCACGGTTCGCGATTGCATAACCTCCTGCTCAACCGCTGCATGCCACTGCCTCACACCGGGAAACGCCAGAAAGAAAGCCTCCAACATCGCTGTGCCCTGCTGTTCGTTCACCATACCTGCTCCACCCCGACGGTGGGCTTCAGCAGTTAGCTCCACCGCCAACTGCTTCCCACTCACACCATACATCGCAGCATAGGTCAACCGCTTGGCTTGGTCACGGGTGATTTCTACCCATCGCGAAACGAGTTGTTGCACAAACGTATGGCTGTCAATTTTTCCATGCTTCTCATGCCCTGGCCAATCAATCGGCTTGGTAAACGCCAGCATCAGCTTGCTGTCGTACTTCTCACTGAGTTTTGCCACCACCCTGGCCTCAATCTGCGCCATGTCGGGATACATCAGGATGTAACCCGCATCAGGTACAACGAAACGTCTAGCTGCTTTGGGTATGTTCATCGGATTGGTGCCTGCCTGCAACAACCCTTCCTTGCCTGCAACCCTGCCGCTCTCCGTACCCCAAGGGTCGAACACACAATGCAACTTACCGTCGGTGCCGGGTAGCAACCGCTCAACAGTAGATATATCCGCCCGCAGCTTGCTGGTTGCCACCAACTCGGCAATCAACGGGTGCTTGTCGGCAATCTTGCTCAGTGCCGCCGCATTGGTTGTTTCCTTGCCCTTGTACCGGCGCGGGGTGATCCCCAACCCGCGATACACCACATCCCCAACTTGGTCACTGCTGCCGGGGTTGAACTCCAGCCATTCGTACACCTTGCCATTGCCCAGGCAAGCGTTGCAGGCAGGCAACTTTGCTTTCAACTCACTCGTCTTATGAGCTGGCAACCAATACATCTTACCACTGGGAGCTAAATACGCCCGTGTGCCGTCGTCTAGTCGTGTGTTAACAAAATCAACTTTTTTCTTCGGCTTCTGCTTCAACCCGCCGCACCGCCAGCAATGGTCACGGCTGGCCTTGCCCCCGCCACAGCACTTGCACTTACGTTGCTGCCGAAACAATGAGGGTTTCTTGAAGCGTGCAATCTTGCCAACGATTATCGGTTGCGCCAACTCCTGCAACTTTTCCTCAGCAAGAATCAAATCCCCCTGTGCCTGTTCCTCATACTCTTGCCGCGCCTTGGCATCAACTCGAAACCCCTGCTTTTGCATTGCATACAGCACGGTAAGTAGCTGGTGATCGTGGCGGGCAACTTCCTCCAATCCTCTTGCTGACAATTGCTGCACAATCTCCGCCCAGGCATCAAAGCAAACAATATTATCCATGCCGTTGTAGCGTTGCATATCGTAATTGGC